ATTTCGGCTGTTAGGTCAGTCCTGTTTAACCAATTAGCTACCGAACTTTTTAATTCAGCATATGTTGCAAGGCTCATAATCTACCGCCGCCTGTACGCAGGTAAGCGTACTCAGGTGAGTTAAGCTTTTTCTTCATGCGTCTGAGGTCTTCACGGTTTGGCGACATCACATTGATGCCTTCGTTCATCCACTCGATGGCAACGACATCAGGTATGGTTGCTACACGAACCATGTCGCCCATTTTCTTTCCTTCGGCCTGTTCTCTAGCGCGTTTGTTTGCTTCCAAAACCGCACTGACATCCTGAGAATGTGAGATGTGAAATTTGTCTTGGCTGACATCGTGATGAATATTTGCTTTTAACTCGCCGGACATTAAGAACCCCAAAAAAGAAATAAAGGATGGCCCCGGAGGGCCACCCAGTTTTGTTGCTATTAAGCATTCAGTGCTTCGATAAGACCGGAAGCCTTGTCGTTTTCACAAACCAAAGTAAGCTCAGTAAGCATTTGACGCTTATCAGAGTCACCTTGCTTGGCAAGAACGATAGTCTGCATTGGACGCAGAACAGCACGGCTCCAATACTCAGTGTCGAGTACCAGGCAAGTGTTCGCCTGAAGGAAGCGATTTGGAACTACGCTGCACTCGCCAAATGGCGACACGTATAGATCAACTGAGTTAACGATCTTAGTGCCAGTGCTAAAGTCACGCTCACGACCTGCTGAAGCCGCGAAGTTCGCAACAGTTACAGAGTGTGATGGGGTAACCTGGATCTGGTTGGGATCGCCACCAGCTTCGTACACGTCCTGCAAAACACCCAACAGCAGAGTCTCAGTGAACGCACGGTTAGAACCAGCAGTTGAAGTGGTAGAAGCATCAATTTGATTCTGAGCAGAGGTCAACTGACGAGCAGTTGTGGCGTTGCCCGCAGTACCTGCTTGCAAAGCACCAACGAAGGCATGCTCAATGTCACGACGCATTTCTTTGCCTTTCATGGCAATGTTCATCTGCAAATCGCTTGAACGTCCGTAAGTATCAACAGCTTCAGAAGTACCTGAAGACTGTACAACTTTAGTGAAGATTTGAGTGTTAGCGTTCTTCATAGTTGTGGTGTTGTTACTAGCAGCGCCTGCATCTGCGCCTTCAACTGCGGCGTTAGTGCCTACAGCCGCAAGCTCACTTTGCTGCCACTGGTGTAGAGTGGCTGACGCGGAGCTAGAACCAATTGAAGAAGTGAATGGGGTCAGCGTAGGGCTGATGTCATAGATGATATCTTCGATATCTTCTTTCTTACCTACTTGGTTGTAGGTTTTTAAAGTATTTGCTACTACTGGCATGATAAATTTCCTAAAGTTAAGTTCTATTCAAGAGGGCTTGAACAGCGTCTTCCATAGACCCAGATTTTTTTAGACGGTCACGCGCTTTGCGATAGTTGTCTTTTTTACCTAAATCTTTTGGTTCAGCTTTCTTACCCGATAAAGTTTTCTTCGGAGTCGCTTTTACTTTCTTTTGCGTTTCCGTTTTAGCCCTATCAAATTGCATTGCCTTGTACAAAGCCGTAATCATGCGGTGGTCATGTACCTCATTAAATTCTTCGGTAGTGACACCTAACGACCCGGTTGCGTACTCTCCAATCGAGTAGTACAGATCGTTATTCCAATTAGGGATTGTAGATTTGAGAACAGTCAGACTTTCTTTGGCGTTTTCTTTCATCGCCGCCTGTTGCTGTGCCTTGGAACGCTGTTGATGCTCGTCAGCTTGTGCGCGAATAAAATCGTGCGTCTGCTTCGTTTGCTCATACATAGCCTTGGCTTGCTTATATTGATCAGGGTTTTGCACTGCCGCTTGCTCCCAGTCCACGTTGTCAAAACGTGATAGGTCTGCACCGGAGGCAGTCAAGAGGGCGCTAAGTGTGGATTCGTAGTTTGCAGTTTGTTCTTCTGCGGCTTTACGCTGTTCGGCAACAGCTTGCGTCTTCTTGGTGTAATCTGCTTGTCGCATATACCCAAGTTTGATCTCATCGACTGACAGCTTTTCACCATCAACCTCAATCGTTCCTTCGGTAATGACATCAGGTTCATCTTCAGATTCCTCTTCAGTCTCGTCGGTTGGGTCTTCGACCTCCTCAGATTCTTCCGTTTCCTCTTCGACTTCCTGCGACTCGTCGATCACTTCATCAGTAGCCTCTTCGACTACCTCTTGCTCTTCTTCAGGCGTTTCGGTTTGTTCCTCTTGCGGGGACTCCAGTACAGCCGTAAGTCTAGCGATAATATCGTTATCACCTGCTTCAGCAGAGTCCGGTATTGCGGTTTGCTCTTCTGACATGGGTATTCTCCTATTTTACACAACTTCTTCTTGTGTCGCCAACTCGTAGTTGTTTATGAGTCCGGCAAATTGTTGGACAAACATCTGACCAGCCTTAAACATGGCGTACAGACGTTCTCTTTCAGCATCAGCTTCTGGTGGCGTAGCCAGGATTTGATCCATGATCGAACGATTCATATTTTCAAATGCCTGGTTAAACACTGCGCTGTTTAACATTTCTCTTGAAGCTTCCGCTTGGGATGCCATTTCACCTACATCTTCGTTACTCATATAAACTCCACTAAGTGGTTGGTTTGGGTTTTGGGTTCGCACTAGCCAATCGCCCCCTTGTGGGGGGTCTTGGTAGCGTGGTTTCTTGGTCTAACTTTCCATCTTTCCATTTTCTAAAATCGTCAAACGCCTGTTTCCGCGTTTTCTTTTTGGCGTACTTTTTGTCGTGCGCCTTCTTAATAAAGTCTTCTAGTGCTTTCTCATCGACTGGCATAAATCACCCGATTGATACGTTACGTTTCTGTTGCTTTTCAACAACAAGTTCTTTCTCGTCCATCTCCATGTCGTGGTTCTGTTTCTCCACGTCCATCAGCAAGCGACTCTCTTTCTCTTCTTCGGAATGCTCCTGCTTTTGGAAGTCCAAGATCATTTTGTTTTGCTCTTTCAGCACATCAAGTTCAAGCTGGCCTTCTAAAACCTTTACCTGCCTTCCGGTAATGTCAGCATTAAACTCAGCCTGTTGCTGCGCTTGTAACTGCGCTTCTTGCTGGGCCTGCGCCTGTTGCTCCTGCATCGCTTGCTGCTGCTGTTGATACTCTGGGCTGTTCGGATCAAACAGGTACATGCCCGCTGACTTAATGTTCAACAACTCAAAGGCTCGACTGAGCATCGCGTGACGCTGTGGTGCGCCGTACATACCACCCAGATTTGGATCGTTAGGGTTTAAGGTGAACTGCTGATCAAGTGACAGCAGCATCTGCGCTTCCTGCGCCTGCTCTTCAGGCGTTAGGGCCACGGCCACAGTCATCTCTGTGCGATCACCCAAGAACTGCGGATTTACAGGCACGAACTGCCCATCCAACTGGATCATCTTCTCCTGGCTCTCGTTCTCTATCGCCAACCTGTAAATGTCGTGCATCAACGGCTTCAAGAAGTTCTCAGCCAGATTACGCGCCATCACCATAATGCGGCGGTTGCTCGCGTTCATAAACTGAGTGATCAGGTCAGAACTGTTCTGCTTACTGACAACAGTGCTGTCCATGCCTCGCGCCATGCGGCTCATACCGCTACGCGCTTCCTTCTCAGTCTCTAAGTTCTCAATCGCCTGGAACACGGTGCCTGATAAGTTCGGCATCGGCATAGAACGAACCACGTTCTCAGGGTTCGGGCTGTTAACGTCGATAACCGCACCGACCTTGTTATCCAGCAGGTCGCGTGGGTTCTTAACCAACGACAAATTAGCGATGAACCTTGAGGTGTTAGTCATAAAGGTGTGATCAACCACGCCGCGCTTCAGACTGCTCTGAGTCTTCTGAATATCAAACAGCACATCCGCAAGGCTCATACCGTGGAACCTGTGAGGCAGTGGGAACGGCGTGAAATACCGGAAAGGCTTCTCGCTTACAATCTCAACATCCAGTAACACTCTGCGGCTGTGAAGCACCTTCAGCACAACGCACTTCTGCAAGTCGTCGCGGTACTTCTTCAAGTACGACTCATAAATAGTGACATACTCACGGTCGTGGTCTGCCTCATACGAGTCGTCGTGCCGGTACCCATCAACAGAGTCCCTACCTAGTGACCCGTCCTCGTGCATGTCCTTGTCTTCATCCAACTTGGCGACTAACTCAGGGTCATAGCCCTCGCTTAGTAACTCGCCACGCGTTCTGCTTGTGCGGTGCGAACAAAAATCCGCGTCCTCTTCATCTGTAGCACGGGGTGTTACAAGGAAGTCTTCAGGCGGTATCACCTCAATGCAGATTTTGCTCTTATCGATCTTTCTGACAAGCTCACCGCTGTACATTACCTGCGACATCTCCAGCATCTGGCCTGTCTGCGGGTCTTGCACCTGAACCGCCTGTATATCTTCTGCGTACTCAGTAATTGTTACATCAGGGTCTGCACCGATCTGGTTAAACCCGGCCTCATCCAACCCCTCAAACGTCTCCTCGTCGTACTCGTAATAGTTCTTGTAGTAACGCTTAACAATCCCCGTCTTAGCGACCAGGGCATCGTGGATCACATCGTGCAGAACCTTCGACCCCTTGTTCTCACGGTAGAAGATGTAGTTTGTCAGCGCAGTCGCCATCTTCGCAGGCACAAAGTCCTCTGAGGTTTGCGGATCGAAGCGGCAGATGTCTCTATCCGCGCTGAACGTCTCCATCAGCATGGCCTTAACACTCTCGACCGCGTCAAACACATCCATGCTGACATGCTGGCTTCGACCAGGGCGCTCATTCCCCATCGGCTGACCGTAGTAATAGCGATGACCCTTGTCACGCTGCTGACCAATCTCGCTCTCAGCATATGAATCTGCGGCGTTGATGCTGTTCTCTAGTGAGGAAAGCAACTCACCTTCATTAATCTCAGAAACTATATTCATTTGTCGTATATCCTGTTGAACCGTTAGTTAATTGCTCTCGCTCTACCGCGTTCTGGCCGAACCGCGTTACGCTAATAGCTGAATATCGTGTAGCGTCCATAAGGTCATCGAACTCCTTATGTATCTTTCCCTTTTTGCGGTGATACCGCCTAAACTCCTCAAACCAAGGCACCAGATTGCTGAACACTCGTAACCGCCCAGTTCTAAACCGTTCTAACATCTCCATAAGCCCCGGCTCGACAAAGTTAGTGCCGTCCGGGTTCGTAAATTTGCCGATCATCAACACGCCGATCTCTAAATACATCTCTGCCAGCGTCTTACCACTGCCCTTCTCCGTGTTGTCGCCGTCGTGCGGGTATATGCAGGGGATAGTCTTGCCACGGCTCTTAATAACAGCGCCGTGTACCGCCGGAACCTCGCCCTCCTTCTTATAGGCGTCG